GCAGTAATAATTCCAACAGAATCTACATTCTTTACGTCTTCATAAGTTAAAGTTCCACCTATGGTTACATTACCTGTAAAGTTAGCACTAGATGCTGTAATGATACCCGATGTATTAATACTTCCTTGAGTTCCAATACCACCACTACCTGTATCTAAATCAGATGATTGTAGTTCAATAACTGTGTTTAATGCATTGATAGTAGCAGTAGTTGAACCATATGAAATCTTACCACCAAGAGTGGTTCTAGCTTCGTTCCAAGTTCTTGTTCTAAAATCACCAAAAGGAATATTATAAAGAACCAAATAATCTAATCCTTCTTCTTGAGTACGGTCAGTCTGAATGATATCTAACTTGGTTGCTTCTCCACTAGAAGACATCCTTGCTTGAATAGAACCAATAGCCTCAGGAGGTACCGACCTTGCTGCCTTACCAAAAACAACGTGAGTATCTTTTTTGTTTCTTTTTACAACGTATTGTGGCATATCCTTAACCTATAATCGTGAAAAAGGCACAGTCTGTAACAGAACAGGTAGCATCTGCTCTTACTTGCACTATACCAGAACCCTTTTGACTGTCTTCATCTCCGACATAAAATGGTAAAACAAACTGTTTCTCATACTCAACACCTGCTCCATCATTTAAAAGAGCATCAGCAGATTCAAGATAGAAAGTAAATCCAGATAAAGTAGTCCAAGCAATCCTAGTTTTAACTGTAGTATTATTTACATTAGGAATAAACTTAACACCCAATCTAAAAATAAGATGCCCATCTAATGGAAGTTGCTTTAGTAAAATCTTATTAGTAGCTGCATCATAAACACAATCAACACCACTGTCTCTTGGTAACCATTGCCTCTTACTAGAACCTGATGTTCCATCATTAGTTAGTTGTGTCCAAGTATCAGCAGCAAGATTAATAGGAGTAGTTTCTAAAGCCTTATCACTAACATACTCCCAACCATCATTATTAAGTTCACCACCTCCACCAACAGTTGCTAACTGTTGTTGTATTCTATTAATGAATAATCGATAATGTGATTGTAAATCATCTAAAGTAGCATACTTTTGATCCAATGGAGTTAGTGGATCAGAGTTATCTACCCAAGGAGGAATATTTAAAAGACCTTCTTGAAGTGGTTTTTGTTCAAGAGGTTGTTGAACAACATCAACAGATTTATATGTATCTCTTACATACTCAATCTTCTCTTCAAGTCTCTTAATATTATTAGATACATCACCAGAAAGAATATCTTGTACTTCAGATAAAACTTCCTCTTTTATATCTTTAAGATTATTAATCTGGGAGTCTTCAAATACAACTTTTACATTAGAAAGTTCTTTAGAAAGTTTATCTTGATGCTTCTCAAATACAGTAACCTCGGATTTTACATTAGAGAGTTCTTTACTAACGCTATCTTGAAGAACAATGCTTGATTGCTCATAATCATTCAATGCTCCATGAACTCTTCCTTCTAAAATTTGATTAGATTTCTCAATCTCATCAACCTTATAGATAATTTCTTTTTGGAAAGAAGCAATTTTCTTATTAAATCCTTCTAATATTTCAGAATAATCATCAATAGATTTAAAATTCTTATCTATAACCTCAGTTAAAGTACCATTTAAAGAACTAGCAACTGTATCAAGTTGAGTTCTAAGAGTATCTACTTTACCAAGTTCCTCTTTTATACGAGAAAAATCCTCATCCGCATTGGGTGAGGTTGCCTTAGAAGTTTTAAATTTTACATCATCAAATAATTCTGATGGTTTCTTTAACGGCACTTTATCAAGATTTCTTTTTTACTATTTATTACATCACGAAAACTTAAATCCCGCAAAAGATTTTTTAGGTTTTTCATCTTCATTAACATACTCTTCTTCTTGGCCACTATCTACTATATCAGTCTGGGCACTTTGCTCACAATCATACAGTCTCATCTTGGCACGATCAATACCTACAACAAATCTCTTGAAGATGGTAGGATCATTATATCTATTCTTCAACTGCTTAACCATTATCTGGTTTAAACCTTCCAACTCTTCTGTACTAATAAGAGCAAACATAAGATCAGCAGTAGCGGGAAGACCGAATGACTCACTGGTATCAGTGAGATCGACATCACTACTAGCAAACCCACTACGAGTGGTTTGAGTTGCCGAGAAGATTGGAAGATTTGACTCAACCGCAAGTCCTCTAAGTTCTTCTGCAATTGCTTTAATGTATGAGTATGAGTTGACATTACTTCCTGCTCTATATCTAGAGGACGCACATATATTTAAGTAATCAATGAATATTATATCAGGTTTAAACGATTTTTTCAATGCTAGTTCATTTAACAATGATTTAAAATGTCCTGAATGGGCAGATGCAGTAGGATACTCTTTAATAATAAGAGTTCCTTGTGTCTTTTTAGCAAGATTTGTAACCTTATTCTCAAACATCATCTGAGGAAGTTCTGTTATATCTTGAATAGGAACATTAAGTAAGTTAGCATCGATCCTCTCCGCAATCTTTTCCTCTGCCATTTCGAGAGTGATGTAGAGGACATTCTTTCCTTGGAGGAGGACACTGCTAGCCACATGGCACATAAATAAAGACTTTCCAACCCCTGTGCCAGCAAGAGCAATGTTGAGAGTCTTATTCGGAATACCTCCTTTCGTAATCTTGTCAAAGAGTTCCAAGTCGAACGGGATTTTATCTTCTTTCCTATGGTACGATTCATACCTTTCTTCATAATCATTCAAATAATCGTGGCCTATATGATTGTCAAATGATACCGATAATGCATCAGAGAGAATAGATGGTATAGCATCTCTATTCTTTTTCTCATCATTACCGTCAGCAATATGGATTGATTCCATAAGTGCCAAATATATAGCACGATCACGACACCATTTCTCAGTAGAATCAATCAACCACTGATTCTCCACAACAGATTCTGTTAGGTTCATTTCCCTAATCTCCTTTACCTCTGTTTCGGTAAGGTCTGTTCTATTTTCAGTCTCAATAGTTAGTGCTTCAAGTGTGATTGAAGAACCATATTTCACAATAAAGTTAGCAATCTCTTCAAAGATTATCTTTTCAGATCGTTGTTCAAAATATTCTGGTTGAATAAAAGGTATAACCTTCCTAGAATATTCTTCATTGTATATTAAGTTCTTGAGAATAGTAGTCTCAATTCGTTCCATAACTAAAATATTGCTTTGCTATAGCATCAAGTTTTTCCATTATATCATCAGTAAAGTATTCTGTAGGATTCTTAAGGATTTCTTTAGCATATATCTTTTTACCATTCATTTCATAACGTCCAGCAACATTTTTCCACATTCCTCCAAGTTCCCCCAATTCTAGGAGACCATAATACCTATCAAGTCCTCTTTCATCATAATAGAGACGTATCTCTACTTGTTTATTTTCTTTTGAGAGTCTTGATTTATGTGTCTTAGCTTTAATAATGTTTCCAATAACCTCTTTCTGATCCTTTTCCTTTTTTTTAGTGAGATAAATGATCGTACTTGCGGCATATTTGAGACCAGAGCCTCCTCCCATTTCTTTAGTAGGGACGTAAGAGCCGATAACATCGTAGGTGTGGTTTGTAACTATTAGGGGTATGTTTGCTTGACCAAGTTTAAGTGTAAGCATTCTAAATGCTCCTTTAACAAGTTGGGATTTGGTCATATCCCTGACCTGCTTATCATCTAATGCATCTCTAATCTCTTTCTCTGTAGAAAGCATACCTAGAGAATCTAACACAAACATACAAGGTTTGCGTTCTTCTTCAGATGTTTTTAAGTATATATCAACTGCCTTAAGTGCCTTGGTACGGAATTCCTCAATGGTCACCACATTGACGACCACCAGGCGTTTCATATCTATACCACGTGACTCAAGTAGTCCTTTATTAACAGCAGCTTCAGTATCGAAATAGAGACAGTAACCGTCAGGATTATTATCCAAAAAGTTCTTGACAACTGCGAGGGAGAAGAAAGTTTTACCAGTACTAGACTCACCAGCGATGGCAGTAATCTTATTGCCAGATACGCCACCAAAAATGGAACCGCTAACCAGTCCGTTAAAGATGTACGAACCTGTGTCGATGAAGTCTTCTTTTTCTTCAATGTCTGCTGCGAGTCTGGTGTAGTCATCGCCAATCTCTTTTACAATTTCTTTCAAAAAATCCATTAAATACTAATCCCCTTTTGTTCACGTAAAATTTTCTTGTAAGGTCCATCAGGATTAAGTTCCCTGACTTCTTTCACCTCTTTTAAAAGATGATATAATCTAGCATCGCCCCCCAATGATAATGCGTTTATTATTGTTGATAAATCTTTATCGTTAATAGGTAATTCCATTAGGAGAAAAATGACTCTAGGTTTGCTGTTTTTTCCACATCCCATTCTATAGCATTTAGAATGGCTCGAAGTGGTTCCACGAAACTTTTATCAAATTGTAGATCATAATCAATGTATTTGTCAAGACCAAGTTCGTGAGGAAAATCTTGAATAAAGGATAGCACATTTTCTTGAATAATGTTTGGTTTCTTCAAATAAAGAAACTTAACTTTCTCTCCATTTCCTATGAGAGAATACTTATTATCCAATTTTTTTTGCTTCACATAATGATTGAAAAGCAATGCACCACGTATATGTATAGGAGTTCCTTTTGCATAGATTGTAGAATGTGCTTTATACTTTTGTAGATTGTTTGCTGTCCGTGGAAAAGCAATATCTTCAGGTGGAAGTTTTCTAAAATTAGTTCTACATTCTTCAATATACTTCTGAACATTCTCTTCAGTATCATTCATAATCAACTTCAAAGCATCCTTAATCATTGCCCTACAAGGTGCTGGTGTAGAGGATTTAACTGCCTCAATACCCATCATCTTTAGTTTGGGTTCTTCATATCGAACACCCTCACTATCCCATACGTTTAAGATGTATCTTTTCTTGGCAGTCCATATACCACGTTCAGCAATGTTCTCCCTCTTCATGACCATCTTATTATCATAGGCACTTACGTACTTGGCCAACGTTTCATAAGAACTCTCAATAAAAGGTTCAAATTGAGTTTCACACACCTTATTAAGGAACGTGACAACGCCTTCATTAGTTTTCTCTCTGCCCTTGTATACAGCGTCAACCAGAGGCCCCATATTAAGATAAATGGAATCAGTATCTGAAGCAATAACATAATCAACCTCCTCAGTTTTTAAAATATTATTGATGTGGGCATTCATCTTGTTCTCTATCCAACGAATAGATACCTGCCCACTTAAGGTAATGGCTTCAGCGTTAGCCAGTTTGTAGTATCGAAAATACTGATTGCCAATAGCACCATAAGCACTATTAAGTTGAATCTTTCTGGCCATCTGAATATTGTTACATCTAGCAATCTCCTTTTCAAGAGTCTTTGTTTTTGTTTTTTCATACTGCTGCTTTGCGGCAAGCATCTTCTTCTTGTAGATGGTGCGGTCTTTGTAAATCTTCTCCATGAGTTCAGGAAGGAACCCACGCACATCCTTCCTATATTGTGCTCCATTCGCACAAACTGCATAATCCCCATCAATTGTTATCTCCTGCTCTTCGAGGAGTCTATCAACTGTAACGGATGGATGCCGTTGTTCACAGAGGGTTTCTGGGGAAATATTATATTGCATAATAAGGTGAGGGTACAGACTGTTGAGATCAAAACTAACAACCCAATCATACTTTCCTGCTTTCGGTTCCTTGACATAAGCACCTGCGTATTTTGCATCCTTATCGGATCTTTCTTTTGGGGGAATAACTATATTCCTCTTCTTTAAATAATTATAGATTATCGTATCCCACATACGAACCTGATAAAATACATCAGCATAGTTTGCCTTTGCGTCATATGCCATAACTATGGCAAGTTCAATCAGTTTCATCTTGTCTTCCATACGGTCAACAAGTTCCACGTCAATGATATTATACTCTACAAACTTCTGCCAACCATTTGTGTAGAAGTCCTTAAAAGTATCAAACTCACTGTGGTCTAACTTCTTCTGACCTAGTTCTACACTGGCAATATAATCCAACCTATAAGACTCTTGTGCCTTATAAGTAAACTTCCTATACAAGTTAAGATAATCAAGTTGAGTAACTCCACCCAAATCGTAGATAAGTTGCCTACGACCCATGATATGAGTTTCCTTTTCAGTAACCAATCCCCAAGGTGATAACCTTTTCTTTAGTTTCTCACCCAATATTCTATCCATACGACGTGCCAAGTATGGAATATCATACAACTCAATATTCCAACCAGTTACAATCTCTGGAGTATTCTCCTCAATCATCCACCATTCAATAAAACTTGAAAGGAGAGCATACTCTGTTTTAAATGATTTGTATATCACATTGGGTTGTTTATTGTCAAAAGGGCCCAAACCCCATGTGCGAATCTGTTTAGTATTGTAATCCTGAATACTAATAAGTAATACTTCTTCAGCAGCAGATTCTACATCAGGGAATCCATTCTCTGACTTAACCTCAATATCAAGTGTAGTTATTTTTATCTGACTTATATCAAACCTAATCTCTTCTTCTGGATAGTTATCCGAAATATATTGATATATAAATCTCTCATTACCATAAATCTTAAAGTTCTCAACCTCATCATACTTTTTAATAAACTCTCTACAATCTCTTACACTACCAGGTTTAATGGGTTCAACAGACTCACCTTCCAATGTCCTGTATTTTGTTTTCCTTTTAGATGGTACAAATAAAGTTGGATTAAATGGTTCTCTAGTTGCAAAATGTCTTCCATTATCGACACCACGAACTAGAAAGTTGTTTCCAACCATCTGAACATTTGTATAAAATCGCATTACTTTTTAATCAGTGCTTGATACTTTTCAAGAATATTCTCTGCAGGTTCTGCAAGAGTTATTATCTTATCAGAACTTATCATAAATGTAGTATCTGGTGTAAAACTTTGTAACCATGGTTGAAGAAGAACCTTACCTTCCTCAATAGTGAGTTTTTCTTCAGTAGTTTTTAATATTACTGGATGGATTAACTTACAATCAGGTTCTCCCATTTCAGCACCAACTTCTTCAATCTCACTTACTAGGATTTCTTTGCTATTTAAAACTATTAGTTTAATTACCATTTGTCTTTTCCTTATACATTTCAACAATACTATCCACTGGATCTACGATTGTAACTATCCAGTCTTTAGTTACAGGAATCTTTTCATCTTTTGCCAGTACTATCCAAGGTGATAAAGAAACTTCAAGTTCACCAGAGGACTCTCCTTGATTCTCAGCAAGAAACGTAGGCACATTCCACTCAACAAGATGAGGTTTTTTAAATAGGTATCCACATACTTTATCATCTGATACCAGTTCTTTAGCATCAGAGATTACGTTTTCTCCTGATTTCAATAAAGCAATTTTAATTGACATGTCCTTTTTGCGTTACATCCATTATAGCAATAAAAAAGGGTTCCGTCAAGGAACCCGTTTGATCCATCTCGAACCACTTTATTTATAGATACTTCTTACGAGCATGATGATCTGGAACTATCTTCTTTAACTCCACGGTGAGGAGTCCGTCTGCAAACTCGACGGATCCAATCTCCGTATCGTCGGAGACCGTCCAAACTCGTTCAAAACTTCGTTGGGCCAATCCTTTGTGGACAAACGTTCCATCAACTTTCGATTCTTCTTTTCTGCCTTCGACATATAACTTTCCAAACTCCGTGAAGACTTGTAGTTCATCTTTCTTAAACCCCGCAAGGGCGATCTCCAATTTTGATTCATGATTATTTAACTGTATCAAGTTGTATGGTGGATAATTTGATTGTGGATAGTCCGAATTAAAGAATCTTTCTAGGTAATCATCCATACCTATTCCATTCTTTTGAATCCTTTCCATTAATTCTGGAAGGTTAGCTGCGTGATAGCGTTGTAGTGCGTTCATGGTTCTCCTTAAATAAGCGAGTGTAAATGTTGTCCCTTACGGCGACATTACTATTTAATCACACATCTTATTAGGAAGCATCGGTTAACTCTATAAGTTTGGTTCGGGTTTCCTTCCAATTTTTAACATGGTACGTATAACCGCCCATCTTCTTTACTGCTTCCCCTAAAGTATAATCATTCCCAGTAGTCTCCATTCTATCTCCAAAGAAATATATTTCATCATCTTTAGAAAAATCTCTTAATATTTGACTCTTATCACTACCAGAAGGCCCAATATCAAGACCCGTCTGACCGCCCAATGCTACAGTTAAATCTGGAAATGTGTTCTTAATTCTATTAGCAATATCCTCTCTTTCCATTCTTTCCTCATCCCATTTCATATAATCCTTCCTTCCTACAGATGGATCTTTACCTCTTCCCAAAATACTAAAGTTAACTCCACCAGGTCTTCTTTCAATATGCAATCCATTACGAATAGGAAAACAACTGTATGCTAACTCATCCATTAAAAATTTCTCAACTTCTATTGGCAACTCCCAATCATCTCTATAAACACTTACATCCTTTTCATAAACATCACTACCAGAACAGTTATATAACCGTTTAGCAGTATGGCATATATCCAATCCCAGTTGCTCTACTGTCTTCTGCCTATCACTACCAGTGACAAGATAAACATCATGTTCACGGCAGAATATAAGAAAAGGTGCCCAGAACTCATGTTTAATTTCTTTCCTACTAGGTGTCAAAGTCCCATCAACATCAAAAATAAATTTTCTCATAATTTAATAATCAAATTCATCCAATACATCCAATGCACTATTTAATGCTTGTTGAGCTGCCCATCTTTCCTTACTATCCCAATCAGGATACCAAGATTTGTTACCAATCCCCTTCTTTATATTAAGGAGTCTTGCTTCCATATCAGTTTTTTTAAGTCTTCCGTTCATATAAGTTCTATACCTACTATCAGGCCAAGTACAACTAGCGTACTTCCGTGGAAATAGCATCACCACCCTCCTCCTGATTAAAGGTATCCTCTAATTTTTGTTTAAGAGCAATAAGTTGTTCTTTAAGCTCTGCGTTTTCTTGTTCTAGTTTTTGAATCTCGTTTTCGTAGACAGTAATCATGCGTTCTTGTTGTTCGTTGATTTCTTCTAGTTCAAACCAAGATCTTATGTGATCAAAGCCCATTGAACCATCCTTGTATAGTTATTTACAAGTTTTATATTTTCTTTATAAGAGTTAATATAGGTAAACGAAGACGTTATTGTTCTTCTTCAACCTTTTTCTTCTTACTACCTATATTATACTTGGTTTCTAAAATCCACTCACCTTTATCACGATATGCTAATACTTTAATCTGATTAAGAGGTGCTATGTCTTGTATTTTAGTTGCATCTACGATACTAATAAGTCCCCAATCAGCAAGCAACTGAGCAATACGATTCCTACGCTGAACGTCGTTAGCAGTAAAGTTAGCGTGTTTCCCGTCGAGGGCAAATAATTCTTTGAAGTGGACAAGGTAATACCTTCCTTGCTTATGCAGTATATGACACGATTGATATATCTTCTTTTCTTTTCTGGATGCTACTCCAATTCTTGTAAGAGTCTCTCTGACTTTTAAGAAATCATCAGGTTCGTTTAAAGTAACCTCGACCATTTGCTCAGGTGACCATTTCACCTCAGGTTCTTGAACCACACTCATTGTCTTCCTCCAGTTTCAAATTTAGATTTGATAAATTCAAGTTGTTCTTGTGTTAGGATTCTCAAAGCCTGTTTTGCCTTTTCATTACTATAACCATAATAACGTTTTACCAAGTCAAGGTCTTTGATCTCATCTTTACGTAACCAAGGAGAGAATCTCTTCTTAGTTCTCAAGATATTTAGAAAAAAATCATATTGAAGTTTTTTTGGTAAAAAATGATACTGGTTCATCTCATTTGCCATCATAACAGAATCAAGATGTCCAGAATAAATGCGATTAATAATGTATGGAGAATACTCTTTCTCTAAAGAAGAATCCTCATCTATTAAGTTCTTTTTTGTTTGGTTGATTGATGATAACCACTCTTTCAATTCAGTCATGATAAATTCTTTCTTTTATAAGTTTCATCTAATTGTGCTTCAAGTATATATTCCATACTATCCAAGTTCTCACGTAGATATTTTTCCCACTGATTACCTTCGATAAGATCATGAAGATGATCTATATGCTCTAAAGCAAACATTAGTTTAGTTTGTTCATTCATTCTCATGATAACTCCTTAATCTTATCTCGCCAATACTGACGGTCCTCATCACTTATCCAAGGATTATATTTATGAATATGTGCATGATTTAACCACTGTTCTGTAGTCCAATCTTTCTTTGGTCCCAAGTGATCTTTAAGACTCATTATGAATCTCTTTGTGCATCTTATCCATCTCTCTGGATTTATTCTTGATTATGATTCTATCATTCTTATAATCAGGAACCATCTCTAGAACATCCATGTGATCCCAACATAGTTCTTCATAAAGCATATTAAGACGATCCATATCTTCATATAAATCATTAATGTGTTCGTGGTCTTCTAAGCTCATCGGATAATTTGGATGTTATTGTCTTCAGTCCAGAGTTCGACTTTATCTCTGAATCTATTTTCTTGTTTAAGTTTCTCATATCTCTTGGTTGCTTTACGCTTCCACCAAGAAACAATGTTCTCTAAATGAAACTTGTCCCAGTTCTGACCTTTCCTTAATTTATCATCTTCACCAAGTAGTACTTCACGAATGTTAGCATACCCATAATCAGAAATATAAAATCTTTTCTTTTGAGTGAGTCCGAATGCCATATCTATGACAGCATTAAACTTCTCTAGTTTTTCAGTCTTACCATATTCCTTTAGAGAGTTTTTAGTCCAAGAAATCATTTTAGTCTGTCTCTTCATCTTCTTGGAAGATGCTTTATTATCTGTTAGAGGTTCATTACCATTCAGTTTGGTAAAGTGATCATGGAGTTTGTGAAACACGTCTGCATGGAGCAGAGGGAGGAACTTACTCTCTGTTAGACCTTTATACCTCATAAACGGTTTAAGACCGTCATACTGCGATGCTGATGTGGTAGAACCATACAAGGATGTAGTCTCAAATAAACCAATCTCCTTCTCAAACACTTCATTTAATGTTTCTCTAGCAAAATGAGAAAGACATAAAAGTGCCAGAAGTTTACCACCCAGATAATTATATCCAAAAGGTTGTGATGGAACTATTACAAATCCCATCACGGCATGACGATTAAATATTGAAAGATTAGGTTGATGACCTAACCAAAGATTTCTCGGTTTAGAGTTAATAGTAGGAGACCCAAAACGAATAAATCCCAGTACCTGCTGAGACCTTTTCTCATAGACCATCCAACGAAGTTCTCTACCTGGTATATTACTTTCATTGTTATGTGACGAAACTGCTTGTAGAAGGTTTACATAATGTTCTTGTGGAAGTGATTGCTGAAATCTTTTACCAATAAATTTAATATCAAACTCCATCTCTTCAGGATGGATATCCTCATTAAAAAACTCATCCTTTAATGATGTTAAAGGATTCTCTTCAGCAACTATTTCTCTCTTTACATATCGAAGATAATCTTCAATAGAGGTAAAGTTTTCAAAGTAATCAATAAATTCATCGGCAGCCCATTCGGCATCAGCCTCAGGAATAATCATAATCAAGGGTCAATTGAATTTCATTATCAAAGTTGGTGTAAGTTGGCTCATGAAAAGCACAATACTCACTAAAGGTAATCATCATTTCCTTACGTGATAGATTACAATGTTTTGCTGCTTTTGGCAAGTTCCATTTAGCAGAAAACAACATTTCCATTGCTTCTCTAGTTTCTACTCTCATATGGCATCCATATCTCCACCATGCCTTGGTTGATGATTCTTCATACCATCATGGTTACCATCATTAGGCAACTTACCTGACATCAAGTATTCAACAGTGTCTTTACATCCACGAAGATAATGAAGTTGAGCATCAACTTTAAGCCATTCTTCAGGTTGTTCTACCAATCCATCTCTTTTTTTAAGAACCTGGTCAAATCTTTTAGTAAATCTTTCTAAAAGTTGTTCATAGTTTTCTGTTTGTTTCATTAATAAAACCTCTCATTATTATCGTAAGATCTTTCTAATTCAAGAACTACAGAATCCATAATACGATCAAAAGATCTTGACATCTGACGATATCCCGATCCAACATATAACTGGCCAGCAAATACTGACACCGTAGCAAGTCCCCAAAAGATATAATAGAACTTAGACTTTACTTGATTTCTTTGTTTTTCTTTTCTAACGCCCCATGATGGTGGCGGTGATCCATAACTAGTCATTTTTTACTCCAAGGTTGATCATGATTTAAATTTAACCATTTTTTTATTTTATTCCATATTTTTTTCATTTTAATAAGTTAATGTAAGCAGCAATAACTAGAAGAGTTAAACATAGTTGATTATACCTCATTTTTTATTCCTTAAGGGTGGTTTGGCTGGATAATATTGGAAACCAGTAGTTTTCTCTTCTAAATCTGACATCCTAAAGGTAATCATCTTATCCCAAGGTGTATGTGAATCCATAAGAACTGCTACATCATTACCACTAATTCTTTGAACACATCCTTCATATCCAAGATATATAGATGTCTCATTAGTAACCGTAACAGTAGAACCTGGTAGTATCATTTGAACTCGCACTCCACCATTATTTCAGTTAGACATGCAAGCATGTTTATTTCTTGGTCAGCGACGAATGCCATCTGATATTGATACTTAGCAATAACAAGAACAGCAGCAGGTATAGTAGTCGGAACCAAAGATTCGTAAAGACTATCATATATCCTACGGAATAGAACAGAAGTATCGTTGTCCATATTATTGTTGACCCACTTACGTACTTCAGGAAAGTTTTTTGCTTTAAGGTTTTTAATAAGGTCATTGACGGCAACATCAGAAAAAGCAGCTAATATACCACTATCTATTTTACCACCAACTGAGTATCTCTGACACTCATTCAATACTCTTCTCCAATCTGGAAAATGTTTATTGATAAGTTGAACTAATACTTTCTTATCTGCTTCTATCTTTTCCTGTTCAAGGATTTCGTTAATACGTTGAAAGAAGGCTGCAGCAATCTGCTGTTTCTCTTTTCCCCTAATACCGAACTCAATGACGGCACAACGGGAATGGAGGGGTTCAAGGATTTTGTTCTTATAATTGCAGGTAAATATGAACCGACAGTTTCCTGCGAATTCCTCAATAAAGGCCCTAAGTAAGAGTTGAACGTCATTTCCTGTGTTGTCTGCTTCATCAATAATTATAACTTTATGCTTTGCTTCAGATGTAAGAGAAACGGTAGATGCAAAGTTTTTTGCATTGTTTCGTACTGTGTCAAGGAATCTTCCTTCATCAGATCCATTGATAACATAGAAGTCTACTCCAAGTTGATTACACAATGCTTTTGCTACAGTAGTCTTTCCTACACCAGGAGGACCAGCAAGTAACATATTTGGTATCTCACCTTTACTAAGAAAATCTTTAAAAGTTTTCTTAATATTATCTGGAAGGATACACTCTTCAATTGTTTTGGGTCTGTATTTTTCAACCCATATAAAGTCACTCATTTTTTAGTAGTGTTGCTACGTGTTCTGTTTATTATACTAATAAACTTATCTCCTGCAAATGTGCCACCAAGACACACATCAATCTCATCACCATCTTTCCAGTTAGTATCACCATTCATTTTAGTATGAGTCATGGCTACTTGAATCTTGTCAATAACTTCTTGTGTTAGTCTCATAATACAGGATACTCCTCATTCCTTACGAATTCAGTTTTCATAGTCTTAAACTCTTCTGCCAATCTATAGACTTGTTTCTTATCAAGTCCAGCAAGATCGATACAGTTCTCTAAACAACGATAGATACATTCTCTATCACTTATAGGTGGAGAAATCTCCCACCCTTGCTCATCATAATACTTCTTACCTTTAGTAACTTGTGCCTCTACATGAGAGAAGTCTTGTTTCTTGGAAGGGTTTTTATAGTTATGAGTTTCACTCATTTTTTAAAGACCCCTAATTTAGAGAGTAACCACAATGTAACTATTGTCCACCCTATAACATACCACATAACTATTCAAATGTAGAATCTGGTTCTAAAGCGATGTAATACTTAAGTTCCAAATTCTCATTAGTAAATTGAGAAAGTAACTTATTAGATAAAACTACGTTATAAGCACCAGGTATAATCCTAATATTTTCAACCTTGAAGTTGAAAGCAAACTGCTTATCAGTCTCTCCAACAACGATAGCAAACTCATTTGATGTATCGTTCTTTTTATCACGAACAACAAGTTTGATAACACCTGCTTCACCAACTGCTGATAGATCAGGCAACTGATAAACTGCAGCTGCTTTTAGAAGTTTCTCCATAACAGTATTATCCAACTGGAATTTTACATCTTCTGATGGAAGTGTAATATCCTTATCTGGAGGAGAAATAATAACTGCAGGATCAGCATAGAAATACTTTACCCTACGTTTTCCTTCCTTGATTGTTATATAAGATTCTTGTCCAAAATCTAAATCAGGATCTTGGTGTAATCCCAATCCATTAAGAAATTGATTCAAATCGTAAATAGCAAAGTCACGAGGAAACTCTTCATCAATAACTGCTTCTGCTAGAATGTTTTTAGCAACAGAAATGGTGCGAAGTTTTGTTCCTTCTTTAACCAAGATGGAGTTATTGATTCCAGCAAAGTTCTTTAGGATGGTCAGTGTTTGGTCCGATAGATTCATTGTTCGATCTCGAAGTTTCATAATTTAAGGCATGTTATAGTCAATTTCACCACTAGTCATTTTTGGTTTACCGTAGTGCTCATCAAAATGTAAGAGTAGCATAGCATAATGTATGACTTTCATCAAGTCTTTCTTATTCTTTCCATCTTTACTACCATAGCGACTACCATACTTGAGTATGTTTGCTTGACAGAAATCAGAAGCAAGGTCTCTTGATGCCATCAAGTCTATCGTCTGGACATTACGGTACTCAAATTTAGTTCCTGTGTAATGTCCATTATAAGTTCCTGAAACATAATCTTCAATATCCTTGATGATTTCAGATTCATGGTACTTGTACCGATAATCACTTTTTCTTTCAGTTTCTGGTCTAATACCAATATGAGTTGTGATTTCTTGATCAACACCAGTAATATTCACATCACCCAAGTCAATGTGAACAGTATCATAACCTTCATAACCTGTATAAAAGTCTCCAGCACTACCAGTACCACCAGTTCCTATTTGTATACTATCTTCATTCATTTTATCTTCTCCATAAAGTTCATCATAAAGTAACGCCCAAGAGTTAGTCATGTTTATTTTCCATTATAACACTATCATATTTGTTCGTCAAGCGTTTTCATAAGTTTCTCTAGTTATTTGAGGTGTAATATCAAAATCAGGATCTACTTTATCATAAAGTTCCATGAATGACTGTTTAGTATCATCATCAAAACGATTTACACATACTTGAATCGCTTTTGTTTTATTATTAAAGATACTATAAGCACGGACAATGTGAACCAAACGACGAGTACTAATGATTTCTTCCACACCACCATCATAGAATGTCTTACGAATAATATCTGCCCAATCTACTAGTCTCTTACAGAATGCGGTATCAGTAACACCCAACTGTGAAGCAACTCCACCCAATATTCTAGACTCTACAGACGGTGCTGGATAATCCTGTTCAAATGTTACTGGGAATCTTTCAAGGAAGGCTTCATTAAGCACATTAGTTCCAATAAATCTTCCGTCGTCTGAACCTTTACCTTTAGTGTTTGCTGTTGCGATGACGTTGAATCCTTTTGCTGGTTTAACAAATGTTCCGATTTTTTTAAGGAAAACTCCGTTACCCTCAAGGATTGACTGGAGGCATAAGATTTTGTTTGAGGCGAGGTCAATTTCGTCAAGGAGCAAGACAGCTCCTCTGTTGAGAGCTTGAATAACTGGTCCGTCATGCCAGACTGTGGCACCATCAACAAGACGGAAACCGCCAATAAGATCGTCTTCATCTGTTTCAATTGTAATGTTTACACGAATAAGTTCACGTCCTAGTTGAGCACATGCTTGCTCTACAGAGAATGTTTTACCATTCCCAGAAAGACCAGTGATAAAAGTAGGATAAAAAATCCTGCTTTGTATAATCTTTTTAAGGTCAGCAAATGAACCAAACTTAACAAAGGTTTCATCTTTTTCAGGAACAAGGTTTTGCTCAATAACTGGTTCTACAGCAGGAGCATTAAATGATTTTTCAATATCTTCTACTACTTGAGTGGTAACTTCTAAACTCCATTTTCCTTTACCGACTTTATACTGTTTTATCTTCTTAGTTACAGTCTGGTAGGAAATGTCATTAAGGGCACAAAATCCTTTTATATCAGCAGCAGTAAATTCTGTACCATAAGTACTTTTCAAAGAATCAATAATTTGATCTTCAGTCATTTTAACTTCAAAAGGCATGATGTAGTGATTTATTTATGAACATATTATAGCAATAAAAAAGGGGGTATGGTACCCCCAGTAGACACTTTAATTATTGGACCCACCAAGGTTTTCTGGACGGGTCACGAAGGTAATTAGATGAAACCCAAGATTTGCTCCTAATATATTCCTTATAAGCAGTAAAAGTACTCATGAATGGATTTTTAAGTACATCAGGCATTGCACGGACAAACGATGTTGGCCTATCCATAGTAAATGGTATCATACTACCTGCTTCTAGTATAGTTTTTTCACAACTATGAACTTTTCCATAGCGATGAGTATATTCATCACATAATGCCATGCCATGAGCAACTAACCACCACGCATTTATGATAGATTCATTTGCCCATACCGTACAAGGATGATTACGAAATGCACCTTTCTCTGTCTTGTATGGTGTACCATCTTTTTTATGAAGTACACCATATCCATGACCCCATTTATCAGAGCAGACAATAGCAAGCATCTGACATGTTTCTAGGGGCATCTTGACTATATGCTTATCAGGTAAGCATTGAGCAGATACAGTTGGTGATGGATCGGTTACAAAAATATTCATAATAGTATTATACCACAAGTTCTATAAATTCACCAAGTATTTTTTTATTCATTTTTTTAGTTTTAAGACTCTTAACAAAAGCACGTTTGATTTGTGCTTTAGTAGCATCTTCTTGAACCTCAAACTCTGAATCATCTGATAAAGAGTTTGCTGATAAACCAAAATAAGTATGGTATCCAGAACTTTTTATAGCAAAAGATTTTTCTTTTTTCCATCTCTTCATGATTCTTTCATAATCATTATTCTCATACCCAGTATAATCACGAACAAAGTGACCAGCATCTCTATTTTCCAAAACACGAATACCAATAAGATTTACATTAGGAAAGGTCTGACGTAAATCTTCTAACAATATATTTGTTACATCCGCCCATCTACCCAATCCTTGACAAGAATAAGTATGACCCGTTTTGCGATTACGTAATATACATCTATCATGAAGATAGTTACTTCCTAACCAAATTTCATCATCACCATTACTACGGTCAAATTCTTTACTATACCTTAATGGTTGAGATTCACCATCTGTAAGAATAACACATTGAACCTTTTCTATATTATTTTCATCTCTAAACTGTGGAATAATCTGATGAAGAGCAGTTACAGCTTCATTCAATGGAGTACCAGATAGATTCATTCCAATAGGAACATGATATTGTGTATAAATCTCATGATTAAACGTACAAGCTAATCTAAAAATATCTCTCATTTGAACTTCTAGTTCTCTACTCCTAGTTTTACTAGTGAACAGATTCATCATAGAAAAACATTCTGAAATAAGAGCAAACCCTTCTTTCTTCTCATAAGCAAGTCTATGATATGCTGATTCAACTGGAGGATATTCATTAGTAAAAGCATAAACTTCAAATGGAATATTAACTTTCTTACAGAACCATAATAGATTATAAAGTTGCTTAAGAGTATCAAGCATAACTCTATTCATAGAACCAGACCAATCAAGGACAAATACCAATCCATGATTCTTACCTTCAGCAAGAGTAGTTACTTTCTTGAATAAGTCTTCATTATATTTGTAAGTATGTAACTTGGCAGTATCTAAAACACCTGTTTTAGCAGTAGTGGCACGAGCATATGAACTAGCAGATTTCTTACACTCAAACTCTTTGACAAGATAATTAACTTCTTTTTGAGCATTTCTTTTAAACTCTACAAACTTATCATCAACTTCCTCAAAAATATTATAATATTTAAATCCAGAATCCTCTAATCTTTTTTTATTATCTTTCTCTTGCTCAACCCATTCTTTAGAAAGATTTTTATGTATTATTTCATTACTAACAACAACTTTTTTTAAATCTAACTTGGGTAACTCAAAGTAAACATTCTCAAGATTATTTCTAATATCAGTAAGATCCTTAAGAGCATCTGCCAAAGAATTAGCAGTCTCAACATCTGGTTCTGATTCTGGTTCTACAGAAGAACCACCAGCATCCATCCCAGTATCAACAATGTCACCACAACTCCCGCCTTCCATAGGAGCATTACCAGAAGACTCAGGAACGGCAAAATCGCCATCGTCACTATTATCATCAGGCATATTCCCGCCCCCTTCAAGATCCATTCCAGAATCGAGTTCAACTTCCTCTTTCTGCTTGTTCTCAATCTCTTCTTTGCAGAAATTATATAACGCTTCTGCTGCGGATAGGGTGTCATCAAACGTTTCGGCATTTTCAATTAAACGGACAATCGGAGTTTCAGCATCTGAAAAAGAAATATCATTCCACGAACCAACCTTGTAATATAGATTAACCCTATCAGCAAGATTAAAATCAGTAAGATCTTTACCATCTATATCAAAGAAATCTTCATCATTGAGTTCATTATACCCGTTATAGAAGGTTTTGGCAAGTCCAGCATATCTTCTCTTCATCAACTTTTCAATTCTAACATCCTCAACGATGTTCATGAACGAATGTGGGATGTTCTTTTCTTTCCACCAATCTCTATCAGGTGTATAGAGTGCGTGTCCTACTTCATGAGCAACCAATGCGTCATATACATAATTACTTGCTTTATCCCAGTTTGGAAGAGTTAATACACGGGTACGAACTTCAAACTGTGCTGTTTGTACATTCTTGTGCTCAACAATAAGGTCTTCTGTGGCAAGAAGTTTAGCAAGTTGGGATTTGATTTCGTGCTTGACTACCATCTGTGTTTTTGATTATGAATCCATTATACGACGAAACCCCACGTTGTGTGGGGTTTAGTAGACGGTTTATCAACTGTCTGCGTTTGGCTCTTGCAGAACGCAATGCCTGTGGTTTAAGTTTTCGTTTGGCCTCCTTCTTGGAGTGATGTTGCCAGTTTGGTGTTGTCATTCCTTTGTTTCCATCCTAGACACTATACGTGAAAATCCCTTAACTTTGTCAAACTCTGTGACACTTTCAAATTTGTCATGTAGGTCATTCTTATGTGAAATGACAAATACATTAGCTCCTTTGATAACATATCTAATAATCTTAAGGAAGTCATCAGTACCTGATCCATCCAAAGCACTATCAAAAACTTCATCCATGATTAGAAGATTTGTATTGACAGAGTTTTTTACTCTAGCAACTTCTCTCCATGCAAATAGAATAGCCAAGTTTATACGAAGTTTTTCACCTTCTGAAAAAGATGAATATGAAAAATCCTCATGGATAGGAGACTGTACTGTCTCATTGAATTCCTCATCCAACTGAAAGTTGATATAGAAATCCATTAACTGTAAGTATCTATTAACTTGTTGATTTATAAACGGAAGATATTTCTTAATGATTTTCGTCTTTACTCCATCATCTTTTAGTAAGGAGTATGCGAAATCGTAGTTAATATGTTCTTCTCTTCTTGTCGAAATGTCTTCTGTTGTTTTTAAAAAATTGTTTCTAAACTCTTCTAACTTCTCATGTTCAGTATTTCTGTTTTTAAGTCGTTCGGTAATTGTTTGAACTTCATCTTCAAGACCTCTGATTTGTCGTTGCTTGAGACTAATCCGAGTATTGTTTTGAGAAATGCCATGGTTGAGTTTAGTAATCTCCTCTGATAGTTGGGTAAAGTGACGTTCTCTCTCCGATTCTAACTTTATAGTCTCTTCCAGATCTTTAAAACCTTTCTTGAGATCCTTTGCTTTATTTTGAACGTCGGCAATTCTATTTACACGAAACTCTTCTTCTATATTTTGATCACACGTGGGACAAACTGTATTTTGTGTGAAGAACTTATGTTCCTTCGTAATAGACGCTACCTTTTGTGATATCTTACCCTTAAGAGTATTAAGTTTAACTAACTTTTTACAAGCATCAGTAACTTCTTCTTGTTCTTTAACAAGGTCAGAAATATCTGCTTCTATCATTTCATTCTTTTCTATATGCGTATCAACCTCGACATTCAATGATTTGATATCATTCTTTTTATTCCCAATGCTTGTTTTTCCTTGTTCCTCTATTTCCTCAATAAAGTTTTCTTGCATAGAAATCTTATCACTAATATTTTCCTTACGAAGTTCTAATGACTTTATTTTCTCTCTCTGCTCTCTCATCTTTTCTCTTAACAATCCATTCATCATAGAGAAGATACGGATGTCTAATAAATCCTCAATCACTTCTCTTCTAGTAGCAGTAGTTAGCTGCATAAAAGGAACAAACGTACTACTTCCTAATATAACGATTTGAGTAAAGGATTTATAGTTTACCTTAAGAATATTCTCTTCTAAAATCTTTTGATTACTTCTATCATCTGCTTCTTTATTTAAGACTGTACCCTCTACTTCAATATCAAATATATTAGGTTTAATACCTCTTCTAATAACATACTCTCTACTATTAATACTAAACTCAACTTCGACTAAACAATCTCTCTCATTACTTGTATTGATTAGTTGTTGTTTTTTAATAGGACGAAATGCTTTATTAAATAACGCAAATGTAAGAGCATCTAAAAAGGTGCTCTTTCCAGCACCATTGGTTCCTACAATAAGATTGGTATTATAAGCAGTAAAATCAATTTCAGTAAACTGTGTTCCAGTAGACAGAAAATTCTTCCACCTCAATTTCTTGAAAGTTATCATATCGAAAAGCTACCCTTGGGTATAATACTATAAATGGATCAAAAAGTCAACTCTTTTTTATAGGTGGAATAACTATATCATTCGCAGTTATTATAGAATATTTGTATTCATGTAACTTACAAGTTTTTATTGCTAAAGCATCTTCCACTTCAACTATATCCATTTCTCTATCTTCTTCTTCCTCAAGCATCATTGCGTAACGTTCAGCATCATCCTCTTCTTCAAATAAAAATAAAACCCTATCACCATACTTATCTTGTACAGCATAGGCACCTTCATCTTTTTGAGATTTGAGAGTAAGTAAATACATTAGCGAATTTCGCAAGCCTCTTGATACAGATCTTTAAATATATCCTTTATTACACTTTTATCTAAACTAAATTCAGCTTCATCAATATATCTATTTAAAATAGAAATAGTATTCTCTTCTTCATCAACTTCAAAATCCGCACTTTGCTGAATAATAAAGTTCTCAATAATCTTCAAGTCTTGAACACCAACAGCATAAAGTTTATCAAGGAATCTTTCAAACTCTTTAACGCTGGATTTCTTACGAACAATAACTTTTACAATCTTATTCTCATAAGGAGTAAAGTTGAATAACTTATAGTTAGTATCCTCATAGTATATGTTATGAAATAATTTATAAGGATTATTTATTGGAGTATGTTCTAAAGTCTCTGTATCAAATAGATGAAATCCTCTTGGATCATTAACATCATTCCAATACAACTCATATGGATTACCCAAATAATAAATCTTTCCATCATTAGACCTTGTATGGAAATGACCAGAATATACCTTTTCAAACTTATCAAAGATACCAACATCCATACCCGTTTCCATTAAATGGCCACGAGTTGCTTTAAATCCATTAACTTCAAGATGACCTAAAGCAACTTTTGCCTTGGTCTTCTTGATTGTTTTAGTAGTATGTTCAAAGTTCTCTGAATTAATCCAAGGAAGAAATAGCAACTTTGTTTTTGCTACTGTCACTTCCTGTGCTTTATTGTAAATCTTTATATTTGGATAATTACGTAATAACAATTCAGGAGAGTTTACATCATTAGTATTCTTATAATAACAATCATGATTGCCAAGAGTAAGATGAACCTTATATTTCTTAAGTGGTTCTAACACTACCCTTTTAGTCCATTCAAGAGTCTGTAAGTCTATAGATTTACGACTATCAAATATATCACCCATATGGATGACAGTATCTATCTTATGCTCTTCTAAAGACGGGAAGAAGATATTCTTATAGAATAGTTCAAAGTAGTCGTGAAAGAATTTAGAACCCTTCCTAGCACCATAATGGGTGTCTGTTATAATGGCAACCTTCATCTGTTTCTATATTGAATACTATCTTTTATACTATTATACTCACTAGCAGTACCTGATAGTGCTGTATCATCTACCACCATAACTTCATCAAAACCAGTCTTCTCAATAATCTTTGTTTTAATATCTAACTGCTTTTTCTCTTTCTGTATTCTACGGAGAAACGCATAATGTATAATCTGCGTAAAGTAAGCAAAAGGATTTTTAGATTTTTCAGGATCAAAGTTGTGTATGTATTGAACACAATTTTCAATTCCATCAGATATCATATCTTCCCTAAACATATAGTTTACAAAGTTTGGTTTGTATGATAAATGTGTTGCAATCTTTAAAAAACAAGAACCAAGATAGTTTGGAATAAGAGGTTTACCTTCCCAATAACCTGATTTAGGGGGATCTTCACCGTGCTTCTTTATGTACTTATCTTTCGCCTTAAAAACTTTAGCCCTATAGACAGTCATTGCCTCAAGTAGTTCTTTATTATTTACGTAATGTTCAGTCTTTCTTCTTGGCATAGCATACTTTACCTTTTGCTTTGGTTGATATTATTATAGCATGAAAACAAGGCCTTGACAAGGATGCCATATTTGTGTAGAATCACCTTTGTGGTGGATGAAAGGATGGGATTAGCTAGTTTTAGGATTAATCTTATAGATAGTTTCTAGCTTCTTACGGGCCTCTTCAACGGAAGATACGTAACCCATTCTAGAATCAGGTACAACTGGACCTTGTGATAAAGATTGTTTAGAAGGTTTAAGTTCTATAGGTTCTCTGTTATCTTCTAGGAATCTATTATATATTTCAATTATTTTTTCATCTTTAGTTTCAGTTATCGTAATAATCTTATCTAGTTTTATCATATACATATCATCATCACATAATTCAATCCACTGTTTAATCTTAACATAATGACCATTAGGATTATAAATCATCTTCATCACTATAGGATTCTGACAAATTAAAATAGGGTCATCATTATTTTCATCTGACGAAACAAGAGCCATTATCTCTTCACCAGACACTAATTTAACTATAGCATAAAATTCTTCTTCCATCAGTTCTTTAAAGGTATGGTGACTATATCATAATTAAAGTTTTCTTCAGCATAGATTTTGATTCTTTCGATAAGATGATTTAATGTGTAGTTTTTTCTAGACTTGTAACTAATATCATCGGCAATATCATATAAAGTCGCACTTGTTTTTCTGTTTCCTTTCCTTAGGACTCTTCCGATAGATTGGAGATTTCTAATTCTAGACTTAGACGGAGAAGCAAAAATGACGTTATGAAGGTTTTTAATATTAATACCTGTGGAGAAAGTTCCATAAGAGGCGACTATAATAGCATTGTTTTCTCGTTCAGTGATATCACGTATTTCTTCTCTATCAACAGTATCAACGCCACCGTGAACAAAAAAGACACGACGATTTTCAATAATGTTACTATTATTTATTAAATTGTAAAGAGGTTCTCCATGCTTCTCTACTCTGGCAAATAATATGAGTGTATTACCTTTTAAATCTAAAGCAAGATTTTTAATAAAGTTATTTCTACGATCATGCCCAATAATATATTGAACTTCTTCTTCAAAGTTTTCAAACTTATTTGGTGGGTGTTTCAATAAAAGCACATTAATATCCAACGTAGCAACATGACCTTTCTTCATGAGCTCGTCAGTTTTAATGATTTTATAAGAAGGACCAAATAATCCCTCTAATACCCATTTATGAGTCTGTGTTCCATCTAGAGTTCCCGTAAATCCAAACCTATATTTTGCATCCGAAAGTTTAGTCATTATAGATATAAGTGATTTTGACTTAAACTGGTGAGCCTCATCCCCAACCACAACAGAGAATCTCTCAAAATATTTCCTGGGGAGTTTGTAGATTGATTGCCAAGTAGTAATAATGACTTGAGAGTCCGTCTCTCTTTCTTTACCTGCGTATAT